GGGAGCTACTGCAATCTAGTCTACCGCGCCCCGATCAAAATATGGCTGTGCGGAACGCCGAGGGCCAAAGACCCGAACATCGCCCAAGCCCTGAAGGATAAGTATGGTCAGGTCGGGACCGCCAAGAGCAAGGGACCGCTTTATGGGATCAAGTCCCACCTGTGGTCGGCGCTGGCGGTGGCTGACTACGCCCTCCACAACACTGACCCACAATGAAGCGACTCCGCGTCTTAGTCGGGTGCGAATACTCTGGAACCGTCCGAGATGCGTTTATCAGGCTGGGGCATGACGCAGTGTCTTGCGACCTTTTGCCCAGCGACGTAGCCGGTCCCCATTACACCGGCGACGTTTCAGATCTGCTGACACAGCAGTGGGACATGCTGATAGCGTTTCCGCCATGCACTTACCTCTGCTCGTCTGGGATGCACTGGACCGTCAGGGGTCTTCGGGATCCCAAGCTGACCGAAGACGCCTTGGATTTTGTCAGGCTGCTGCTGGGTGCCAACGTCAAGCACATCGCGCTCGAGAACCCAGTCGGGTGCATCTCCTCCAGAATCCGCAAGCCTGACTGCGTTGTCCACCCTTGGGAGCATGGCCACGCCGAGTCCAAGACGACATGCCTGTGGCTCAAAAATCTCCCGCCACTCATTCCGACAAATCTGATCCCCCTCCCGCCTTCCGGCAGATGGGCCAACCAAACCCCAAGCGGCCAGAATAAGCTTGGGCCATCAAAGGACAGGTGGAAGCTGAGGTCTGCCACATACAGGGGCATCGCCGAGGCTATGGCGGCACAGTGGTCGGCCCACGCCTTGGGCCAGACAGAGACAAGGCCAGTCATCGAGAGCCACTACCTCTTCGACGGGCTAGATTGACAGCCTCACCGAGGGCGGCAACTGGCCGGAGTAAAGGCGCACGATCTGAAGACCTCTCCCAGCTTGCTTTGCCGTCCACTCATCGAGCGCATCGAGCTTCTCAATAGCCGCCCTATGGGCCTCAGAAGCGCCGAGGATGGGGTCGTTGAGGGTGGAGGTCAGGATCGCTATCCCTCGCCTCGTAGCGGCCATCGTTGATGGGGACATTGCCTTGCCGATCATTTCGCATGTGACCTCATTAAGGGTCGGCTGACTCCCGTTAAAGGGAGTCGGGACTGGTTCCTTGCCGTCAATCGCCGAGTCGATAATCTTCTGCTTCTCAATGTTGCGCTGGATGATGATGGCATCAACCGAACCGTCATAAACCAGATACTGAACGAGGACACCCCTCGTCTGGCCGATCCGGTGCGTTCTGTCCTCAGCCTGATCGTTGATTCCTGGACGCCAGTCAGCCTCAGCCATGACGACATGGTCTGACGCAGTCATCGTCGTCCCAACGCCAGCCGCCAAGATAGACAAAACTGCGACACGACAGGCTGGGTCAGTCTGGAACCTGTCCACGACTGCCATCCGATCTTGGGTCGGTGTGCTGCCATCAATGAACGCCACCCCGCGGGGTTGGAAGTGGGCGGCAAGGGTGTGCAGGACTTCGGTGTGGTGGGCGAACACGACGACCTTCTTGTCAGGCCCCGCAGTCGAGAGAATGTCCTCAACGTGTTGCACCACCAGTGGAATCTTGCTGACACCCAAGTCCTTCCTTGCCCGTGACATATTGGTGATGAGTTCACCGTTCACTGACCGCAACTGCATACCGAGTCGGGCATACTCGTCACGGTTCCGAGCCACCTTGGCGGCATCTCGTTTCTCCCTGAGGCTTTTGACCGTGGATTCCGCCAGCGTCCACATCCTCAACTGCTCATCGATTGCCATCTTCACCGAGTCCGGCGCAGGGAGGGGGATGATCTGGTGAATCTTCGGGGGCAGGTTCTTCAGGACATCCTTCTTCAGCACCCTGAACATGATGGTCTTCTTCAGTCGGTCATGAAGCTCGCGCAGGTTCGACGCCCCGCTGACATCAGTCGCTCGCCCGTAACCTGCTGGCTGGGCATCACAGTAACGCTCCGTGAAGAACCGATAGTTACCCCATGTCGCCTTATCCAACCACTTGAGGCTGGTGAAAATTTCGACTGGCTTGTTCAGGATAGGGGTCCCAGTCATGACGATCTTCCGCTTTGCCCTGATGCCCTTGAAGGTATTCTTGAGGACCGTCTTCGGTGGCTTACCCTTCTCCTTGATCTTCTCCATCACCCTCCCGCCGACGACACACTTGGTCCTGAGGGCTGACGAATTGCGAATGTTGTGGCTCTCGTCGATGATGACGATGCCCCAGTCCTCGTCCTCCAGATCACGCTGATGGCGGTGGAGGATGTCATAGTTGATGATGACGACATCGTTCTCAGGCCAATGCTTGCCGCTCGCAATGCCAATGTCGGGCTGGTCAACGACGATGGTCGATGAGTCCACCCAGTTATTGAGTTCCCGCATCCAGTTGAGTTTGATGGTGGCGGGGCAGATGATCAGAGTCCTCCCCTTCTCGCCGAACGACTTCCATGCAATCCACGACAGGCATGCGATGCCAGTCTTCCCAGTCCCCATGTCAGCAGCAATGAGTGCCGCATTCTTATCGAGGCACCAGTTCATTCCGTCAACTTGGTGGGGCATTGGGGTCATACTCATAGGGGAGAACAATACTCACGGTGCAGTTTATCGTCAATACGAAAAAGCCCCGCACCGAATATCGATGCGGGGCCGAGTCGAGGCTTGTTCCATCAGCCGAACATAGCCCTCAGTGCGTCGAACGGATCGCCAGTTGCTGGGGTTGGATTTAGCCTGACTGGAGCAGCCGCAGTGCCATCGCGGGGGTCGGGGACCGAACCCTCAGGGACGGGAAGGTCGGTCACCTGAACCAGTGAATAGTCGGGTTGCTCTGTCCATCCCAACGCCTTGCGGCAAGCCTCTTGAAGCATTCGTGGGTGGACGTTGCCGTTCTCCAAGAACGCAAGTGTGAGGGTGATGGCGTCCCTCATCCTGTCGAACGCACCGTCAACAGGAACGGGCACATGCGCTTCGGGAATGTTGTAGGTTGGGGCAGGGATGACTGGCTGAGTGGGGGCCTTCGTCTTCCCTCTCCCCGCCTTGGGTGGATTCGGCGGGAGGATAGAGATGGAGATGGCATGAGTGTCAAACCCAACTGGAGCCGCAATCGACACCTCAATGTCTCCGGTGAAGCTGACGCTCCCATCCCTCTCTGCAATGAAAGCGCCCCTGTGGATGGTAACGCCACCCATAACCTCAGGCTTGCCGTATCTGGAGCCAACCAGAACATATCCGCCAGCCATGACCTGACCTCCAGTCTGAATGAGGTCGGGTTCGCGCAGAACCCTGACCTCAAATTGGGGGTCAACCCCAACCGTGATGCCCCACAGTCCCTTGATCATATCCCTGAGAAGGGGGCGATCATCAAAGGTCCAATACGGCTTGTCCCACTTGCCCTTGAAGACTTTGAACATGTCAATGAGTGCCAATGAGTAGGGGCACTTGATGGCGATCTTCCCGCCAGCTATTTGTTTCACTTCGACTTGGCTCATAGTTTTCCTTGGTTTCGGCAACCTTCATTGATTACCTCCCCCTATAATAATGAAAAAAATGTTATCGTCAACATATAAATGAGGTGGGTCGCCGAGTCCATGCTTACTCTCCCTTTAACGGGAGAGGTGGGTCATGGGTCACCCAGGGGTGAGTTTTTCCAGGAGCAGCCAGGGCGATGCCAGGGGAACGCTGATGTCAGCCATACACCCCAGGGCGGCCCAGGGGAGGATCCCAGGCGTTTTCCAGGCCCCGCTGACATCAGCAGGACATCCCAGGATGCCCCAGGGAGCGCCGAGTCCATGCCGGTCGCCGAGTCCCTGCTGACGCTGACACCGGCCACCGGCGTCGGGCGGGCGTCGGAAATCCGCCCGCCCGTCGTCAGCCGATCCATTCTGTCAGCCCGAAAAACCGCATCGGTGCCGCTCGCCTGGGCGATGCGATTCGACGCCGTCAGCCTGACGCCTCCGGCGCTCCGGCGCTCCGGCCTCCGGCCTCCGGCGCTGGCCTCCGGCCTCCGGCGCTCCGGCTCCGGCCTCCGGCGCTCCGGCTCCGGCTCCGGCGCTCCGGCTCCGGCTCCGGCGCTCCGGCCTCCGGCGCTCCGGCTCCCACGGTGCCCCTCCGGCCTCCGGCGCTGGCCTCCGGCCCCTCCGGCCCCTCAGGAAGGCCCCCAGAACGCGCTACAGGCACCGCGCCGTGCCTCCGGCCATCCCTGAGGCCCTCACGGTGCCCTCCGGCCCCTCCTGATGCCCCTGTGCCCCTCTGATGCCCTCCGGCCCCCCCCACGGTGCCCTCCGGCGCTCACGGTGCCCTCCGGTGCTCCCTGAGGCCCTTAAACGCAAAAGGCCCCACCTCTCGCGAGGTGGGGCCGGAGGTGCGGTGGGGGAGGCTAGCGGGAGCGTACCACGGCAAGAGCCGCGAACCCCACCCATGCCGTGACCACGGCGATGGGGTTGCCCGTCATGATGGCGGCGAGCATGAGCAGCAGCAGCAGCACGGTGGAGAGGCGCAGGATGACGGTGATCATAGTGAGAGGAGGAGGTGGGAGGTGTAGAGGATGGAGGCGAGGAGGGCGAGCCATGCGACTGCTCGCACGGTGCCCCAGATCAGCCTCCGAACTGCTACCCTCAGCGCGAGAGTAGCCTGACGGCGTGTAATAATGCGGGGCCTCATAGCTCCCCCTCCCTGATGCGGTCAGTATCACCTTCTAGAATTAGCTCCGCGACCTGAGCCGCGACGATTGCGACCTCGTCGTCGCATGCCACACACGGGAACTGCGCGAGCATTGCCGCCCTCTTGTTTGTGCATGTGGAGGCGGCTAGAAACCGGACGCCGGACTGCGCGAGTTTGAACCCAACACGGTCTCCGGCATTTAGGTCTCCATCGGTCCAGACGATCACACTGGTGGCCCATTCAATCGCATCCCGTGCCACTGGCGTGGAGAGAGTGACCTCAATCGAATCACCACCTGATGGATGGATGCTGATGAGGTCACACGGCCTCAAGCCATCCACGGGTAACTCTGCGCGAGTGCTGTGGCCGCTCAGGATGATGCGGAGATCGATCTCCCCACCTTGTGCCATCTGCACCAGCGCCAGCACGAACTCACGCCCCCCACCACACGCCCAAAACACGCTCATACTGCCCGACATATCCACGACCAGCAGCACCTTCCGCTGGCCCTCTGCGCGTTGTTTGGTGACGGTGAAGAATGACTCAGCCTCGCCGCTCATGATGCCTCCCAGATTGAGCACTGGCCCCTCGCTAGCGAAGTGGTCCGGCGTGTGCTCCTGAGCGTTCAAAAGCGCGAGCATGCTCGTCTTTATGCGGTTGACTGCGCGTGTGTCCATATACTGGCCAATGTGTGCTCCACCTTGGCAGAAGTAATGCCATCCATGCCATCCCTTGTGCGTGATCGTATCGGGCCTCTTGCCTTGGATGTTGCCAATCACCCACTCGTCAGTCTTGTCCTGCACGGGACCGATTGCGGTCCCAACGCTCACAGGTACCTCGCGGTAATCCATGCCGAATGTGGCCACCCACTCCATCAGGATTGGCACCACCTCCTCAGTCGTCGCCGCCGCACAAATGCGGCCATAGAACTCAACGACCAAAGGCAGCACCTCACGCCCATCAGGGAGATGGGATGAGCCGCACCAAATCACGCCGTTGAGACCATGTTTGAGGGGATCGGCGGCGGCGGATGCCTCCGACGATACCAACGCGAAGAGGAGGCCCGCTGGCGTGATCACTGCGCGTTCACGTTCGCATCCCACCGCATCCCACCCATAGCTCAAACCAGCAGCACGGCCAAGGTGCTCAATCCGTGCGTCCTCCAGCAAATTGAAGAGGCGGAAGGGAATCTTGTCATCCTCCAGCTTTTTCGCGATGGCCCCAAGGTCACGGGTTGAGAATAGACCGTGTGAACATTCGTGATCGATCAACGAGGTGACGAAGGCTTTGACCTTGGCAATGTCGGAACGGTGCCGCATCTCCAGTTGAGCCGTGGAGTAGATGCCGACCCTGACAACGTGTTGTCTGGTGTTGCTATCCCACCTCCAGCTCGCAGTGTTGCTGTCATGGTCCCACCCAAGGTCGATGCATGACAGCGGAGCAGGGGCACCGCTGGCAGCAGCAGCCGCGACCTCAGCCGCGATTTTTGAGGTGAGGAGTTTGTGACCTTTGATGGCCTTGAGCGGTGAGCCGTAGAGGCAAATGTGGTCTTGAACGTCAATCAGCTTTTTCATGTGTGTGATGGGGTTGGGTTAGGCTTGGAATGAGAGGGTCTTTTGGATGCCCATCAGAGCACCCACTGATGCGGTGGCAATGTCACCAGTGCGGGCATCCCATGCGGCACATGAGTCCGGCACTCTTTCGGCGCAAAGCTCACCCACGGTGCGCTCATCTGTAACTCCCATCAGCGCAGCCCTGACGGCTGCGCGTTCGATGGAACGGCTGCTCAGGCTGAACTTGATCTGGCTCTGAGCGGCCAGTTCGCGGGATGCGGTGACGGCTAGCGCGAAGCGTTTGGGTAACTCGTTTGAGATGATGCCGTTCGCGGCAAGGATGGCCTCAGCCGTATGACGCACGATGGTTTCATCGTATGCGATGCGGATGGGATCCCAACGATCCCAGAACGCTTCGATGGGTGCGGCGTTGAGATTTCCGGCTGCGATAATGTGCAGCCGCTCGGCGGGGCATTCGATCACCTCGACGGAGGTGCCGCTGGCGTCAGTCTGCTTCGTGCTCCACTGGTAGACCATCGAACCATCAGCCTTTTTGACAGCGGTCAGGAACGTCAGCAGCACGTTTTGAGCGCGGTCTGAAAGCCTGAGCACCTCATCCAAAAACAGCAACACATTCTTCCCTGACGCAGCAGCACGAACGGCCTCCGTGATGCGGCCATCATAGACGAGAAACGAACCGTCTCCGCGCACCGTTGCGCCCCCTTTGAGCGTGTTAACTTCTTCGCTGTCGTTGGAGCAGCCGTGTTCGACGAAAACATCGTACTGAGCCGCGAGGGTCCTGATCCAGAATGATTTTCCCAAGCCGGGAGGGCTAAGGAGAATGGCATGGATGGGAGACTGGTTTACACCAGCCTGATACAACCCCTTGAGCCGTGCGAGAACAGGGGAGTTTGAGCGTGTGGTGATGCTCGCCACACGCGCCCTGACGGTGGGGTTTGAGACAGCAGTGGCGCAGAGGTCTGCGATCATGCGGGCGCTGTCACTGACCGTTGCCCTGATGTCTGCGACCTCATTTCCGACTGCTTGCACCGCAGCCGCGATTGCGGCTTTGACGTCCACGCCAGCGATCTTGTCATTGATGGCCAGCATGCCCTTGCCGATCACTTCGATCTTGGATTCGATGGCTGACAGCCGCACCTCGTCACCACCTTGGAGGAGGAGAGCGAGAGCAGCAGCACGAGGGTCACCGCTCCCGATGGCGGGAGCGGCTGGTGCGGTTGGCGCGGTTGGCAGCACCACCGCTTCATCTTCGACCTCGGCTGCGAGGTTGCGTTCCCACCATGCGATGTTGCTGTCACTCATGTGCGTCAGCAACATCTTCAGCCGGAGCCGGAGTTCCTCTTTGCTGCCCGTTGCAGTTGCGTCCCCTTGGGACAATCCCAAAAGGGACTGCGCCACACGGGTTTTGGCGGCGTTGTTTGCGCTGTCGCATCCAGCGATGGCTGCGATGGCTGTCCTGATGCGGATGCGGAGGGGTTTCTGATCCATTGTGTCAATGGAGTTGTGGATTTGGTCTCTGTTCATTGTCTTGGTTTCTATTTGGTGTTTGAGTTTGGGCGGGTTTCCCGCCCCCCGCTTTCGGGACCACATTGTCAACCCCTGTCGCGGATGATCAAGGGCTTTTTTAGCGTCCCTGACAGGTTCGCCTCAGGCTGAGGGTTGGGGCGTTTTGGGGCGTTCTCAGGTCCGGCTCCCTTTAACGGGAGAGCGCCCAGGTAAACGCAGCCGGAGCTTGTCAGGCTGACGCTGAGGGGGTATGACATAGGCTGTCCTATGCCCCTCCCTAACAGACCCACCCACGGCAATCAGCGGAAGTTTGAATCCCCCGCGCTCTATCCCCTGCCAGCACTGGCCGAAACCAGACGGTCCCCCACCTACCTCGTCGCGATGAGGTGGATGGTCTACGCCCCCCTCCCACTGGAGGAGAGGACAGCCGACCATGCAGCCGCTCGGTTTGGGCTGGATGGGGGCACCACCGGAGCGCACGGGTTCCGCGCAGCCTGTGCCGCTGACGGCATCACCGACTGGCAGTTACTCCAGCAGGGCTGGCTAGCGAGCAGGGATGAGGTGAGAGATGCCGCTGGCGTCAGCCCATCCATCCGCCCTCCCTCCGGCCTAATGCCCCCACCCACCTCCCCGCCTCAGCCAATGGGATCACCTGAAGCCGCAGAGAGAGAGAGGGAGCAGAGGGAGCAGCAAGTGGGGATGTTGGAGCGGGAGAGGGAGCGGATCGTCGCGATCCTGACAGCGTCAGCCGCAGGGAGCGCCCCCCATGCCAAGGCACTCACCTCGCTCAAGATGGTCAATGGCATGCTTGAGGCGGCGACTGGTTTGGGGCTGGTGATGCAGGCTGCGAGGGTCAGGGTTGGGAGAGTGGAGGCCCTGCCCCCTTCGCCCCCTGACGAAGGCCGCCTCATTGACGTGGGATCAGTTTGATGGCCGCCATCTGGCGCAGGCCATCAGCCTGTCAGCCTGCCTCCCTCCCTCCGGCCTGCACACCTGCACCACGTCACCCACCGCACGCTGTCAGCCTGCACCACGTCAGCCTGTCAGCCTGTCAGCCTGCCCCACCTCAGCCGCAGGCCATCCGGCGCATGCCTCCCCCGCTCACCATCACCGCAGGGAGGGGAGGATCGATGCCGCCGCTGTCATGGGCCATCAGCCTGTCAGCCGTCAGCCCTTGCGCTGTAAGGGTTGCAGGGCCACGAGGGGGCCGGACCCCGCAAGGAAACCCCGTGCAGCGTCGAGACCGGTGGTGCCGCCGCCGCCGCCGCCCGCTTCGGGTCGCTTCGCTCCCCGAATTTTAATGCCACCCCAATCCCCACCCCCAGCAGAAAGTCTCCTCCACCACCCCCAGTAGAAAACTTTCTCCACCCCAGCCCCACCCTCCCATCAGAAAACTCTCTCCACCCCCACCCCCACAAGAAACTCCGCATCCCGCCCCACGCCCTATATTCCCCCTCTCCCTGTACAGCATGCATAGCGCATCTTTTTCCCGCATACCCCCCATACCCCTCAAGGAATCCCCGTCAGCCAGCCGTCAGCCGCTCAACCAGTGTCACATCCCATATTGGCGCATGACACCGGTATCTCTCCCTCTCTCTATTCTGGCCAAGGATGAGGGTCGGCTCCCGTTAAAGGGAGTCCACCTTTCCTCGCCCGTTCCCAGATCGGCCCCCTCCTCTGGTATAACAATGCCATTTCAATCGGGTTATTATTTTCCCCTTGACCATCCGAGACGTTAAGGCTTAACGTGCAGTGCCATGCCCTGGACGAGGTGGCTTCCCAAAACTGGAGGTCAGCGGGTTCGATTCCTGCCTTGGCTCCAATTCACCCCTATGCAACCCAAGAACAAAAAGCCGGAACCCTTCTCGATGGAGAGGGGAGAGAGAATTCAGAAGCTCAGGTCCAGAGCCTACTCTTTCCGATACATCGCCAAGACTGAGGGCATCTCTGCCAGCCGCGCCTTCAATATTCTCAGCGAGTATCGAAACCGCAAAAAGCTGATCGAGGCCAAGCACTGGACATACGGACTGTCTACCCGCGCCCAAGGCATCCTCTACGCCAACGACATCATGTCCCTCTCCGAACTCAAAGCTTTCGTCGCCAAGCACGGGGCGAGCATGCCGGACAAGGTAAACGGGGTAGGGGGGCGTCTCTATGCTGAAATCACCGCGTTTGTCGCATCCAGACCATGAACTACGAGCCTCGCATCAAGGAACTCAGCAAGCTCACCGAAGAGTATCCGGCAGGCAGTGTCCTCTACCACAAGGCCAGCGGCAAAAAGGCCATTGTCAGCGGGTGGATGATTACCGGAGGCGGCGAGTTGCTTCTCCAACTGGACTACGGTGACGATGCGGGGCGAGTCATGGACAACGATTTCTGCTTCTCTTCACGGAAGCCATCGGAAGAGGATGGAGACGAATGGAAAGACGGACTTGAAAGGTCATAGAAATCATGAGGCCACCCCGCTACTTTCTCAAGCTCCAGGTCAAACACCCTGGGCTGTCCCGCTTCGATTGCGAGCGGTCCATCCTGCGCGGGTGGAAGCCTGAATGGTCAAAGGATCGCAAGCTCTCCCCATCGGGCAAGACTTGGGCATGGCACATGATCGAATACATGAAGATGCTGTTCCCTGAACAGGACGTGCATCCATTCGTCAGGCGTCAGGTCAAGGCTGTGGAGGTGACGTTCTTCGTCGAAGGCCGGAGGATGGTCAACATCATCGGTAGCCAGAACTCAGGCAAGACCGACACCGCCGCCTCACTCTCCCTCGCCATCCTCTCAATCGACCCTGAGATGACAGTCGGCTACGCTGCCGTCCCCTTCAAGAATGCCGCCGACTCCCAGTTGTGGGGCCGCCTTGGCCGGAGGTTCGACAGCATGAAGAAGGACATCTTCAAGTCAGCCCGCAAGGTTGGGGAGAGGATCATCATTAAGGGCGGCATGTCGGACAGCGGCTACATCGAACTTCGCGTCATCGACAAGGTCGCATCCCTCCAGGGCCGGAAAGCCCCAGACCACACCGGAAAGCGCGGCTTCCTCCTTATCCTGTGCGACGAGATTGCCCTGTTCAAGAACACCGCCCTCAAGGAGGTTCTGGACAACGTGCTTGGCGGCACCCGTGTCCTCGTCATCACCGGCTGCAACTTCAAGAATCCAGACGGCATGGAGGGTGACCTCTGTAGGCCCGAAGACGGGGACTACCCGTCTCTCGATATTGAGAAATCCAAGTTCTGGAAGTCAGCCTACCAATCGACGACACTCAGGCTCGACGGGCACGACTGTCCCAACATCAAGCTTGGATACGACAAGTATCCCTACCTCCTGCGAAACAAACGGCGTCAGGAGTTGGAGGACCAGCACGGGTTGCAGGGGCCGAAATACATGGAGCAGGTCCGATCCTTTCCCCAGCTATCTACCGGCGGCATGACGGTCCTGACGAGGGCTGACCTGTCAGCGTGGGGCGCGTATGACACCGACATCGTGTGGACCGGCGGCACCCGCAGGCGTGTGGCGTTCTGCGACCCAGGCTTTGGAGGCGACCCAGCCTGCATCCAGGCATTTGAATTCGGACCAGCCTACGTCTTTACGGCTGACGGCAAGCAAGTCCCAATGCAGATCTTCACGCCGATCTGCCACCCCCACCACATCAAGTTGATCAACCAGATGAAGCGAGACCCTGAATGGATCACGAGATTCAACTCAGCCATGCAGGGCAAGCAGTATCACCGCCCCCTGTCAGACGATGTCACCATCGAGCAACAGATCGTCATCGGGGCATGGGAGTTCCTCCAGACTTGGGATGTAGAAGTCGCCAACTTCGGGTTCGACGGATCCATGCGAGCCTCAATCGTCCAAGAGTTCGATTCGATCATGGGAACCCGTGTCGTCGCAATCGACCCTCTTGGCAAATCTACCGAGCGGATTGCCAACACACGGGGCGAGAAAGCATGCGACCTTTACAATTCATTCGGGACTGAGACATGGTTTGCGGTGGGGGACATTGCCCGCGCCGGTCAACTCAGAGGGGCGGCCATGCTTAGTGTTGCTGTCAGCCAGATGGTGCGCCGGACATGGAGCCATGTCCAAAGCCTGCGTAAAATTGAACGCAAGGAGGACTTCAAGAAGCGGATCGGCAGATCGCCGGACGAGGCCGACACCGTTGTCGGAGGGCTGGAGATGGCCCGCCGCAGAGGGCTGGAGATTGTCGGCAAGAAGAACCCGTCCCCCAATTCTGGATCAGCCACTATTGACATGCTTCGCGGTATTGACCAATCCCGCAAATCACGGATAGTCAGATTAAAGTCATCCATCAACTAATCAGCCGCCTAGATCATGAGTCACATCTTCCACCCACGCGAGCAGCACTACCCAACCAAATCCTTTGAGATCGAGATCAAGGGCCGGAAGTTCTTCATCAACTCTCACGGCGGCTACCGAGGGCAACTCGATCAGGTCAAGCACCTGATGTTAGAGAATGGCATCGACCCAGCCACAGCCCTCTCGATGTGCTTTGCGAACTGGTGCTCTGCCCGCCCCAACCTGTGCGAAGGCAAGGCAGTCAAGGCCCAAACGCCGGAGAGCGGGGTGATGCGGGCGATGAGGAGTGTCGCCAACGCCGTCATGTCGGCAGTCGCTCCGTCAGCCAAGCGCAGAACCGGAAGGGGTTGCAGTTCATGCGGGGGAGGCCGGACGACATGACTACCATCCTCATCTCCTCACTGGCCTGCTATATTATGGGGGTGCTCCTGTGTAAGTCGCACATCTTTCATCCTGTCCGTGTCCTGTTTCGCCTGTTCGTCGGCATCATCCCTGGAATCCGAAACGCCTTCACCATCCAGACAGACTTTCCTTCGCCCCTGGTAACAGACATCGACATCGAGGAATACAAGGGTGAGACGGTTGGGTTTGATTTCATTTCCTGCCGACTTTGCACCGGATTCTATATTACCCTGGCATGGATGATGGCGGCAGACCCCCATAGCATCACCCTGTATCCGATCAGCTTTTTCCAATCATTCCTTGCCACCTATGGCCTGAGCTACTTCATGGCCAAGCTGGAGCAGCCTTGACACCCGCCCACCAGTCAGCGACTCTACTAAATATGAAAGACTGGTTCGATAACTACTCGCAGATCCTGACCGAAGCCGACCACCTCGTCGAGAGGAACAATGTCGCAAGCAGGGAGAAGGTTCTCATCCAGGCATTCTACAACGGAGAATCCGTCACATCAGACGAGGAGGCCGCCGAGGAAGGGATCGACCAGAACGTCAACCACCTCTTCGGGTGGAACTCGATGTCTAAGGCGTCAGGCAGGGTCGAGGCCCCAAAAGATCAGCCCATCATCTGGAATCTGGAATTCCCAATCGTCCCACCTGAACACAGGGAGCACTGGGAGTCAGAAGCGACCAAGCTCCTGAACCAGATCATCCGCGACTCAGACAAGATGACCCAGCCGATCCGCTCGTTCGCCGGAGAGGTCACGCTTCAGGGGAGGGCATGTCTTGCCCACACCGACATCACGACATGGTATCCAAGATTCATAGACCCACTTGTTCCAGCCGGAACTCTCGCCACCCGCGAAGACCTACCCTACTTCATCGTGCCAATGATGCTGAGTCGTCACGAGCTTGAGGAGGGCAGGCGCAACTCTGAAAAGGAAGGTTCAAACTGGAATAGCGATGCCTGCGTTCAGGCAATCAAGGCAATCAGGGAGTCAGCCTCCTCAAGCGGAACCTCATCGACATCAGCAACCAACGCCAGCACACCGCAGGAAGATCAGGCGGCAAAGCAGCAACTGACTGACATCTCAACCATGCGCCGACTGAAGCTGCCAGTCTATATGGCATACATCAGCAACCCATCGATTGAGGGCTGTCCGTGGGATCTCGTTATTGTCCCAAGATACTCAGGGTCGCAGCGTGAGATGATTCTGGGTAAAGACAGTCAGGTTGGCGACATCAAAGACTGGCTCTATCACGGCAAGGCGGTCTTTAAGAATGTCGGTCAGGTCATCCACGAACTCTTCCTTGAAACCAACTTGGGCGGGGAGCTTTACTGGCATTCGGCTATCGGCATGGGCAGGCTGTCCTTTGAATCGGATCAGGACATCGAGGACGGCTTCAACGCCATGCTCACCTCGATCAAGGACGCCATGAAGCGCATGTACACTGTCAGCCAAGGCTCAGACAGGGAGCAGTTGCAGCGGTTCCTATCAGAGGGCAGCAACCTCATACCTGAAGGGGTTGCCGTTGCTGAGATGGGTTCACTTCCCAACTACCAGCACATCATGACGGCAATCAACATGCTGTCCAACCACAGCCGGAAGCTGTCAGCGTCAGCCACCGGCAACCAAGACACGTTCGACGACGAGCTTCAAGTCCAAGCGATGGAGCGTCAACAGGAGCAGCAGGAGATGCTGTCCCGCCGGATGTCTTCGGTTTACTCCTTCTATCGCAAGCTTGGCACTGAAATTGTCAGGCGATTCTTTGCAGCGCCGGTAACCAAGGGCTGCCCAGGCTACAACGAGGTCAAAGAATTCAGGCAGCGCCTGACATCACTTGTCGGCGAAGAGTCCTTTAAGTTAATGGCAAAGCAGGAATACGGAGAACTCATCAATGTCAGGGTCAAGCCAAACAAAGCCGCTGGCGACGGAGATAGCATGAAGGCGCTGGCTGGTAATAGATTCCTGATGCAACAGGCTCACCGGTTCAGCGCCGACGCCCAGCAGGAGATTCTCCGGTCAACAGTCGTCACTGAAACTGGGGACGCCGAAAAGGCAGAGAGGCTTGTGCCTCGTCAGCCAGGGACTGACGGAGTTCAGGAGGCCATCGCAATGGCAGAGAACGGCAACGCCCGCGCATTCGGGTTCACTCAGGCGACGATGCCAATCAATAGGACCGACATCCACATTCGCCAGATCCCAGTCCACCTTCAGTATCTCGCCGGAATCAATGCCAAGGGCGGCATGGTCGGGTGGGAAGAGGATGACTACGCTGAGTTCATGGGGATCGGATCCCACACCGCCATGCACATCCAGGCGATAGCCCAGATCCCAGAGCAGAAGGAACTGGCAATGTCATACCAGCAGGAGCTTCAAAAGATCAGTCGAGAAGGCGAGGAGTTTGCCAACAACATGCAGGCCAAGAAGCAGGGTCAGGAGATCGATCAGGCAACCCAGCACAAGATGATGATGGACAGCGAAAGGCTTGAGTTGGACAAGCGGAAGCAGATCTCGCTTGAGCATCAGCGCAACGTCACACAAGAGCACCGTGAGCGCGACCTCGCGTTCCGCCAAGAGGCAACTGCCGAGCAGATCGTTGGTCAGCAGGAATCTCAAAAGCGTCAGGCTGACATGGCCTTTGTCTCCGCAGCGGAAAAGATCACCAAGCCTGAGAAGCCGAAAACTCCAGCAAACAAGTCTTGACCCAAGACTATAATCGGCTTTATCATTGAAACATGACTACGCTCCGCGAGAGGATCAATTCGTCTCCAAAAGAGGTCCAAGCAAACTGGCCATTTTACTCAGCCATCTTTGATAGCTTTCTCAAAGACTATGCGATGCTTCCGGCCTTTACCAGCGGCAAGACCAACGAGGAGATAGGGATTGCCGTCAAGGCAATCGGGGAGATTCGGGCAAAGATCCAAGACTCGTCAATGGATCCGATCCAACCACCTCCGTCGCCAATCAAAAAGCTCAAATCCATCACACGAATCAAACACGACTGAATATGCTCGACCTCCTAGAAATCCCAACCGCAGACGACATTCTTGGCCCAAGTCATGCCCCACCCCCGCCAGCGGAAGTGGTCGATACTCCACCTGCGGCACCAGACCAGCAGTCGCCTCCACCTGAAATCATCCCGCCGAAAGAGGTGGACCTCAAGGACTGGAAGCCGAAGAAGTTTGACCTCAGCGAAAAGCCTGACTCCGTCAGTAAACCGGATGCCACTAACGAAGCGCCACCACCCCCGCGGGAGAGCGAGGGTATCGCCAGCCTGAGGGAGAACTACACTCAAGCCAAAGCCAAGGCCCAAGAGCTTGAGACGAAGGTGGCTGAATACGAGGCCATGAAGGCTCAGTATGAGGCAGACATGGAGGCGCTGAGGCAGGAGTCTACCACCCTCAAGAACAAGGTCACCCAGACCGATCCTTGGAGCCACCCAGATGTCCAGGCCATCGTTGCTCCGGTCAACGAGGAGATCGCCAAGCTTCCCAACAAGCTCAAGATGGGGCGGGAGGAGTTGCGGAATTTCACCCAGCCAAACATCTCGGCCCTGACCAACGAGTTCATGCAGATTGGCGAGCCAGCATCTCAGGGCTACGAAGACCGTCGTCACGAGTTCAATGAAAGGCTTGAGGATCTGTTCCCAGAAAACAGCATTTCAGTCCGTGATGCTATCACCAGATCGGCTGACGCCGCCGAGCGGGCCATCAAGAAGATGGAGCTTCTCCAGCAGAACGGGATGGTCAGTTCCTTTGCCGAGGTCAAGGAGCGCCACAGCGAGGAGATCAAAAGGTTTGAGGCTGAGGTCGAGGCCGGAATGTTTGATGTCTCCCCAGAAATGCTGGAAGCAGACCCATACAGCCCAATGTCAGCGATCCACACCATGATCGCCTCCTCGCCAGCAATCGAAAAGCTCTCCAAGGATGTCAGGGCAATATTGAGAAAGGCCAGCATTCCCCCAGCCCCGATCAGCCCTGACGAACTTGATCGGATGACGCCTGAGGCGAGGGATGCGGTTCTTGCCCAGAGGCAGGAGG